TCGGCGTCTAATTGCTGTACGTGATTCTCCAGATCCTGGATTGCTCGCTCCCGGTCACCGGTCGAGTTAATACACGACGCGCCCGAGGGAAGCTCGTAGCACCAATCACCCCAGGGTTGGCGCCAAACAAAAGCCGTCCCGCCATGCTTTGTGGCACGGAGCCAGGGTTTACTATTTTCCGTGGCGAGCCGTGTCAATATTTGAGCAAGGGCGTCTTTAGCGTCGCGCTTGGTCTTACCAATCGCGGAAACCTCGCCGAGCGATGCTGTGTAGTGCACGACCCCGCCCGATAGGGTTTTTTGCGTGGTGACGTTGATGTTGATGCGCAGTGTGTCGGTCATTTATAGTGCCTCTCCGTTTTCTGTTTCGTTACCCGGTCACCGTGACCTTAGAATCTAGATTAGGTCACGGTACGAACGGTGTCAACAGGAAATCGTACCGTAACCAGATTTATTTATCCGTCGTAGGGATTGACGCGCCACAACTCCATGGGCGGGTTAGCGGCTGCGCCTACTACGCCACGTCGCAGCAATAGGTCCAGGACCGCGCACTCCGGTATACGGTAATGGGCGCGCTGAGTTGTTCGCGGTCGGTCGTCTGTATAGTGGCGCGAAGGGATTTGAAACGCGACTAGCTCGCCGCTCACTATCCAATAACGCACCGTACGTGGGGCCACGCCTAACCAGGATGCGAGCGCGGTTACCGTGGTCCAGCGCTGGCGAGGGGGCGGGCTTAGGTGATGCGATTGGGATTTCACCTTGACGGGCGCGGGGAAAATAGGCACCTATCCCCCGCCCCCGCCACCATATCACCCTTCGAAGCCGGCCGTGCTAGGATCGATAAATCCAGGGGGACCCCCACCCGTGAAACACCCGGACACACCTCAGCTCACCGACGGACGCGGCAAGTCCGACGCACTCATCGGCCCGGGCGCGTCGACCGCGATTGATGCGGACGCAAGCCTGGCGCACTCCGACCCCGGCGCCTCGTCGAGCCCGGGCGCGGAGCCGGACGGAATCGTTGCCAGGGGGGCGCGCGCAGGGGTAGGGGTAGCCCCGGGGGGCGGGGGGTTTATTCGGCCCCAGGCTACCCCGTACGCAAAATTGCCCGTCCCACACCCCGGTCACACCCCGACTCCGGCAGAGCGGAGCATGGAGGTGATACGGCGCGCGGACGAGCGGGCGCAGCGACAGGCCACGAAGATCGTGGGCTACGCGGCCGACGGGGCGCGGTTAGATGACACTGGCACACCCGTTGACGGGACTCCCATGGGGGAGAACGGCCGGCCCGAGGGCTGGAGTGGCATACGGTACAACGTGGCGAGGGACGCGCGCCGCCCGTTGAAGCAACAGCCTGGATATTTGGCGATGATGTGCCGTGCGTACGAGAGCCACAAGAAAGCGGAGGCCGGGAGGATGACTGCGCCAGCGCTGGGCGCGGAAATCGTGGTGTACGTGCAGCAGAATAATATTTACAACTACCCCACCAAAGACGTTGACCACGATCGCGAGAAATAGGCGTACTCTTTATCTCCAGGCGGCCGATGAATAGAAACAAGCACCCAGCGGTAAAGGGCCTGTCACCGGCTCACCGGGCGTTGGGGCTTGCGGAGGCTGCTGCCGTATAGTTCCCGCGTTGCGAAAGGGCACTGGTTAGGTAGCCGAATCCGGCAAGGGAGCGTGAATAGATAAGCAATACACCCCTGGATTTCTCTTGCCGCCGAGAGGTCCGGGTAGGCGGGGGCTTGTGGGGGGCGGGCTAGATTGCTACCAATGAAGGGGCGGCGACGGTGGGCTCGCCTCGGCCCAGGACGGCCAGGTAGGCAGGGGCTGGCATACGGAAAACCTCGTCGAGGCGCGCTTGCTTCGTCGGGTAGGAGCCGTCGGAGCTGGCCAGGGTGCGGTCTACGGAGATGCCGATCAGGTGCACGACGTAATCCAGGTGCCCATAGTCCAGGCTCGTTCCCTCGGCGATGACCTCAACGCCATCGTCGGGCCTTGTCCATGCCTCTCCGCTAACCAATACCTCGATGCTACCATCCTCGGCTCGGCGGATATTCTCTGGTGCCACCACCAGGATGTTCTGCCTTAGCGCGAACCCGCCCCGTAGCTGGACGTTGGTGTAGTCGACCCCCGGGGCAAAGCCGGGCAGCATGGCGCGTAAAATTGCGTTGCGGTTCGTCTTGTGTTCTCCCATGTCACACCCCTAGGCGATTCGGTTGTATTTCTCAAGTACAAAGGTGACATTCGGTTCTATTTGTGTCTTCAATGACATTCGGGTGGTGACGCGGCAGCTAAAGCATCGGAAGGCGCGGCGGGCGCTTGGGCTATGTGCCTATGAGGGGTGCGAGCAACGCACAGGCGATCGGTATCGGTGTGAGGAGCACGCCAATGCGCACAATGCCCTGAAGAGAAAGCTGTACCGGGCCAGCCGGGAGCGGCGTATCGAGCCGTGAGCGAAAGGATCGCAATTTGAGCGAATTACGAGTTGGACAAACAGTGCGCCGAAATGGTGGCCCCGTCCGCGACGGACAACTCGGCCGCCTGGTCGTCATGGACAATGGCGAATTTGGGGTGAAGCTCGATCGCACGGAGGACCTGGTGGTTCCGTTTAATGAAAACGAGTGGCATCGCGAGGAGAAGAACAGGGTGCAGCCAATGCAACTGGCGCGGATCTGCTACGAAGCAGATCGGGCGCTTCGCTCGGCCAGGGGCGAATACGGAGTGGCGGAATGGATCGGGCTGTCAGACCGTGTGCGCGTAGGTTGGTGCCAGGGGGGCGTGCCGGCCGGCATGGACGCCGAGCGGCAGGGGCTGCTTCGGGCGATTCGTGGTCATTTTGCGGAGTAGGCGGATGGAATACTTTACGGTGCGGCCCGGTAACTGGGCAAAAACATGAAGCTGTCGGTGCCCTCTGCTCTCTCGGAAAGGGCGATTACACAGGATGGACTGCTGTCCTGGATCAACGATGAGGCAGTCAGGGTTCTTCGACAGGTTCGTCAACTAGCTAACTACTTTTTTACTGAGCGCAAACAGGTAAATACCGCCGGCGACGGCGCATACACCCGGATCTGGACCTCTAGCGCTCTACCAACCGATGCATGCTGGGTGCTGACCGCTGATGTTGCGGCGGTTTCTACGTCGGGCGCCGCACAGCGAGCTGCTTATGAAATCCGGGCAACAGTGGAATCCACATCAAGCGCAGTGGCGCAGGTTGGATCAACTACGTCAGTATCTGCGCATGAGTCGACGGCTTCCATAGACGCGCGCTTTGCCGTGGACGGTACTTTACGAGTGGTTTATCTGGAGGGGCGGGACGACGCGACTAGTCCCATGCGCTTTACCGCTGTAATCAGGGTAAACGAGGCGTGAAATACTCTCCGTCAAAGTGGGGGGTGGAGTTTCATTCCCTGCCGGTGGATGAAGCATGCGGCGGCGGGTCGGCTGGCCCAGGTAAGTCACTGGTGTTGCTCTGCGATCCTTTCGATCAAATCGTGGTCGAGCACGAGCGCTGCAGAAAGGGCGAGTTGCGCTGGGGTCACTCGTCAGGATGGGCGCTGCATATCCGGAGGGAGTTTCCGCGCCTGGCACAGACCATTCATCGCAGTAAGTTGCTTTTCCCGGCGCTCGATCCGGGGGCAAAGTACGATGAACAAGCCCATACGTGGCGCTGGTCATCGGGGTACAAGTACCAGTTTGGCCACCTTAAGGATAATGACTCGTTCCTGAACTATCGATCAAGCGAGCTGACCTGGCTGGGAATCGATGAGGTTGGTGAAATCGAGCAGGCGGATATCTATCATGAGATGGAATCGCGCGTCCGTTCAACCGATCCGGTTTTGCGCAATATGAAGCGCACTCGCGTTGTAACCAATCCAACCGCTAACTGGGTGCGCGATTACTTTGTAGATCCTGCTCCGGCGGGCAGGATTATCTTGCGCAAACTTATTCGCATGGAGGACGGGACGACCGAAGAGCGCACAAGAATGTTTTTGCCGGCGCGGCTGTCCGACAATCCCGATCCAGTCTTTCGCCGACAGTATGAATTAACCCTACGAGATAAGCCTGCGCACATTCGCGCAGCCCTGCTCGACGGCAATTGGTATGTCGTGGCAGGTGCTTTTTTTGCTGAGGAATGGGACCCGGATCGAGTGATCATCAAACCGTTTAGAATTCCGGCCGGATGGCGAAAGTTCCGCTCCGGCGATTGGGGCTACAAAGAAGAGTGTGTGATCCTATGGTGGGCCGTGGATCCCGAGGGAAACATGATCTGTTACCGGGAGCTAACGCTTAACGGCCGCAAGGCCAAGCGCCGCTATGACGCCGCAGAGGTTGCCGAAAAAATCAAAGAAATCGAACTGTCCGCCGGTGAGTGGAACACCATCAGGAATGTTTCCCGGCTCCAGGGCTGGATGGATACTCAGCTGTGGGAAGAGCGGGGCCACCGTGGCCCTACCATGGCCGATGACATGGCGAGGGTGGGCGTTGTTTGGCACAAGGCGACCAAGGGCCGACGGCAGTCTGCGCAGCAGTTCATTGCGCGTTTGAATGAGAGGGGCGCGAATGGTGAGCCGGGAATTATGTTTTTCGAGACTTGTCGCGGCTGCATTACCACGATACCGGCGCTTGGTACGGACAGAGAAGATCCAGAGAAGCCAGCCGATGGCGGCCCCGATCACTGGTGGAGCTCGGTCGCGTATGCCGTCGCCGCAAACCAACTGCCGACCGGCAAGGAGCATCTGACTCATATTGACCCAGATGATTTCGAAGATGAACCTAAGCGCAACTGGGGCCGCTACGGCTACGGATCATAAGGAGACGACCCATGCCCGATAACTATGAACAACCTGATCCTGGCAAGCCACCCATCGAGGTTGACCTGGACGACAACGGCCTGGTTGCTGAAGAAATTGGCGAATATGACCGCACAAGTAAAAACCTCGTCCCTGTTTTCATCAAATCGGAGAAGGGGCAGGAGTTTTTAAAAACCATCTCCCAGCAAGTCTGCGAAGACCATCAGCAGGCATGGGATGGTAGCGAAGAATGGCGGGAACGCGCTGCGGAAAATAGTCGCATTATTACCGGATGGCTGAAGAAGAAGATTTTACCGTATGAAGGTTGCGCGAACGCCCATATGCCAGTGGCGCTAGAGCGCTTGCTGCGACTGGTATCGAATATGTTTGTAGAAATCTTCATGGAGCGAGACACCATTTTCGGTGTCAAGCCAACCGGCCCCGATGACTACAATACCGCCGAGATACTGACCATTCATGGCAACTGGCAGATCCAGAATGAACAAACGGATTTCGTGCGCCAGCAGCACCGTGGGTTATGGGAATTCAACACCACGGGTTCGGTGTTCGCGCACTCCGGCCGGGATATCGTCAAGGGGCGTAATCGCCACGATGTTCTGACGTGCAATGATATTTTTCTGCCTTACGTCTGGACCACGGTAGAGACGGACCTGTCGGATGTCCCATACAAGGGGCGGATTATCCGCAAGTACCGGCATGAAATAGAAAGGCTGCGCGATACTGAGGATTGGGCCAACGTGGACGCCGTTATTGAAAAGGCGCCGCCCGCGTGGGATAGCGTCGATGGGGCCAGGGCGCGCGAGGAGGGCGGTAAGCGGGAGGGGATCATAGCGCCCGAGCGTGACAAAAAAGCCCCGTACGTGTTTTTTGAGTATCACGGCTGGTGCAAGATGCCCGGGGAGAAGAGTCTCAGCCCGGTCTGCGCGACCGTCGATAAGCAAACCAGGACGGTCGTAAACCTGTACGTGCGCGAGGAAGACGACTGGCAGGATCTCGCGCGTCGTGAATATCAGTTGGAGGAGCTGGCACGCTACCAGCAGGACACATCCGATTACCAGGGAGTAATGGCCAAGCAGCAAGAACTGCAGATGCTTTTACAGAACCCCGACATCCTACCCGAAGACGCGGCGGAGCTATCCGGTGCCCTCGATGCAGAGCCGCTGCAGCCACCGATTCCCCCGGTGTGGTTAGAAGAAAAGCTAGCACTGCCTCCGGAGATGCAACAGCCAGATCCGGTAAGGCGCGTACCTATCGAGCAATTCAGCCATGGCGTGTGTGTAGAAAACCCATTTGGCTCGCTAGGGTTGTCGTTCGGCAACGTACTGTGTGACCTAAACCGCCTAGTTAATGAGGCTTACAACCGCTTTTATGACGCTGCGGCTCTAGCAAACTGCTGGGCGATTATCACCCCGGAAAATTTAGATTTTGGTAGCACCAATATACCGCTCGGACCAGGGAAACAAATCCGGGTCAAGGGCGTATCCGGCGAGCAGCTAAGAAATCAAATCGTCGAGTTAAAACCAGCTCCGGCGAATACTCAGTTACTCGATATCGTGGGCATCGCACAGGCGGCTGCCGACAGTTCCGTGGCGGCGCCTGGCGTGTTATCCGGAGAGCCGGGTAAATCAGGTGAGACATTTCGCGGGCTAGCTACGCGGGTCGAGCGGGCTACGCGCCAGTTGTCGGCGGCCGGGATTAAGTATCTGGAGTTCCTGGGCAATATCCTAAAAAACAACGCCCGGCTCAATGCTTACTATATGCCGGAAGAGCAGGTTATCCAGCTTATGGATCACCTGGATCTGCCAGAGTTTCTTATGCAGGGCAGGCAACGCCCGTCATCAAGGAACATGCGAGAGATCAGGGTGGGCCGAGATATGTATCGGCGCAACTACTCCGTTTCGTTCACTGCTGATGTTCGCTTTACTAGTCAGCAGCAGCGAATCACCGAGGCCGATGAACTCGTAGGAATGACTCAGTTGCCTCACATGGCGGGTAACTTTGCGTTCGCCTACCAGGCAACGGCCAAGGCGCTGCGAGCACGAGGACAGCACGACATGATCGCCACGCTTGGGCCGCCCCCCGCCCCGCCGGAGCTTCCAATGGGCACGCCGGCTCCGATGCCCGATGTTATGCAGGGAAATAGCGAGGAGGGGCTTCCGCCCGACGCCACAACGGCCGACGCCGGTATCCCGCTCCCCGAGGCGGCACCCGGTGGCATTCAGGGTCCGCGCCCGGGGGTTAGCGTGTGATCGACAATGTATCAAGCGGAGAGTTGGATCGGTGGCGCGGCGATCCTGTTACCGCAGCGTTGGTGCGCCAGGTGGAGCGGACCCGGCTCGCACTGTCAAGGGAGTTGGCAAATGCTGCAATCGACAGTCCGCTCGATCGGGTTAGGTACGTGCGCGGTCAGTTAGAAGGGATCAGGTTGGTAAGCACGTTGATTAATACGAAGGGATCGGACGAGTGAATAAGACTTCAAACGCATGGGATCGCCCGGGTACCGGCGCGCAATTTGATTACATGCTGCCGAGTGAACGCGCGGCGATGACACCGCTCCTGGCGCATCGGATTGCCCAGTTTGGGATTTCCTTACCAAAGACACGCCCGGTTTTTGATCGGATTTTCGTCTATCCGCTAGAGGGTAAGGAGGAGACTGAAACCTTCGAGGGCACTAGTATCGTCAAGCCCACGAAGTCTAAAGACCTCTATAGCGCGAGCAAGGGCATCTTGGTCAAGGCTGGCCTCGGAGCACTGGATATCCTCTGGAGCCACGGCATCGAGATTGGACATATCGTGCTAGTCGCAAGGCTGTCTCCATGGGAGCGGAAGTACGAGGGGAAAAAGAGCATTCACAAGGTGCAGGTGCTACGGGCTTCCGAGGTCGTGGGTTCCGATGACTTGGAAGACGACGTTATCGACGGGGCGATTAAATTTGAATTTAACGAAGACATGCGACTCGCCATTGCCGATCGCGAACGCATCGATCCAGAAGAAACCGACGAGGGGATTTAAAAAGGAGCCACCATGCCAGCCGCAGCCGAAGAAGAGATTCAAGAGAAAGACGAATCCGTTAAATCGCCCGCCGAATCGACCGGCCTGCAGGTCGATCTAAGCGAAGATGAAGACGAGACAGTTGATGGTGAAAACAATGCGCCTGCTTCCGGCGGTGAATCGAAAAAGGGACGACGGCAGAGCTTCCGCAAGCTGCGTGACACGCTAGAGGGCGAGCGAACAGCACGGGCATCGCTGGAGCGTGAAATAGCCGAGCTGCGTGGGCGAGTTGACGGCATCCGCAGCCAGGTGCCTGCGCCGGTTCAACAAGCTCAGGAAACCGATCCGATAGATCAGGAGATTGACGGCCTCTGGGATCAGCAGCAGTTTATCCTGGGCCAGCTTCGCGCCGAGGGTATTCCCGACGCCCATGCAAATCGCCTGCAGGAACAGTGGAGAAAGCTAGACCGCAAGCGTCGAACACTGGAAATTAAACAGGCGGTAGGTGGCGAGATTCAGCAGCCACCAAGCCAGCAGGATTATGAAAACCGCATGCTGGCAGCGGAGTTTCCCGAGGTATTCGGCGATTCTATCAGGCTGCAAGAGGCGAAGACCGAGCTAATGAAGCTCGTGCGTCAGGGTAAGCCGCTCAACATCATTACAGCTCGCGCGGCGGCACAGGCCGTGCAGGGACGCTATGTGCGGAAACCCGCGCCGCTGTCCGACTCTGACAGAGCCAAGCATGCGTCTGTGTCGGGCAGGGCCGGGGCGCAGGGTAGCGGAGACAAGTTCACGCCAAGCTCTGGCCAACTGAGGACAGCGCGTGCATTTACCTCGCACCTGGAGGGTATTTCAGACGAGGAGCGAGTGCGCATCTGGGCGAAGAAGGTCGGAAAAAAGAATAACCTGATCGGGTAATGTCATACTTCTAGTATTGACATCATTGGCATTTGTAGTGACAAGATAAAACATCGCCCCGGTGAGGGCGTCTCCGCTACTACGGTAGGTCCGGAGAGAATTCACCGGCCACCTCGCCCCGCTGTGTACGCCTTATAGTGCGCGGGCTCGGGTCAAACCAGGCGGAATCAACGGAGTTCTGCTGATGGCGCGTAAACGCGTTGATCCGAAGTCTACGGCGGCCGATGGGCGACGTAACTATGAGGGCGTTAAAAACGCCGACCCGACCCGCGAATACATCTGGGCGAACCCTAATGATGAGATGACGGGCGTTCCGTCATACGAGGGGCGCGGATTCGAGATCGAGCTACGGCGACCGGATGGTCCCGTCGCCGCGATTGGTAAGACCCCTGGAGAGGGGCAGCCGATTATGTCTCTTGGCCAGGTGTTGATGTCGCGTCCTCGCGAAGAGGCGGATATTGAGCATCAGGCGGGTCAGTTGCTTGCTGATGCACTGGACAGACGAATTTTGAAAGATGGCAACATCGAGGATGGGCTGAGAGGCCAGGGCTTTCGGCTGGGCGTCGACCAGCGGGAAACGAGTAAACCATTTGTGGAACTTGAAGGAGTGTAACCATGGCCAACCGTCTATATAGCGGGGCGCGCTGGAAGGGGAGCTTTGTCGCCCCGGCATGCGTGACTCCTCCGATCGAGATCCTTCCCATTGCCGATAACTATGGGACAGCCATTTACATTGGCGATTTCGTGAAGCTGGCATCGACCGGCTACATTCAGGCCGCGTCGGCCGGTGACACTATTTATGGTGTATTCGCTGGGTGCGACCAGTATTTCGATGGCACCGCCATTCGGAAGGGCGGCAAATATCCCGCCTCACAGGTGTATGGCACCAATTTTGAGCGTCAGACCAAGGCGCGGATTATCCCGGCATTCGGTCAGATTTTCGAATTAGACACCGACGACACGGCGGCCTCTTATGACAGCTATGCCGAGTTCTTGGCGTTTATCGGAGAAAATTGCGAGTGGATAGCGGGCACTGCCATTGATGACACGTCGGGCACCTTGCTAGACATTTCCACGCACGCAACTACCAACACGCTGAGCCTGCACTTGCGCGGTATCTCAAACGCTGTTGACCATGACTTCGCGGCGAAGGGCGTAAAGTTGCTCTGCACCGTTAACCTGCTCCAACAGCCGACTGCCGGATCCACGACTGGAATCTAAGGAGTAATCGCCATGAGTACGGTAACTACATCGATTGCGTTTTCGACCCTAAAGGCGACCTTGGACGAGATCGTCACCGACGACAGCGACGGCTACGAGAAAAAGGCCGTCTACAAAAAGTATATGAAGGTCGAGGGCATGGAAGACAACTATGTCGACGATCTGTCGAATGGCGGCCCGGGCCTCGCGACGGAAAAATCAGAGGGCCAGGCTCTCGACGTTTTGAGCCTGTCGAACGGATATCAGACTCGTTACACCGCTCGAAAATTCGGCCTCATCATGGGAATCACCGAAGAGCTGGATGACGACGGGAAATATAACGATAAATATATCGATGCTTCCCGGCGAATGAAACGGGCGCTATTCAAAACTATGGACGTTGACTGCGCCCAAATCTTCAACCGTGCGGCTAACGCTGCATATGTCGGCGGCGACGGGCTGTCACTGGCAAACTCAGCCCACACCATCCCAGGTGGAGGCACGTTTTCCAACACGCTTGCGACGGCGTTTTCTCCGTCCCGCGCTGCCGTGATCGTGATGACCCAGAACATCATGCTGCTACCAGGCTGGGATGGCGTTACTGAGGGATACATGCCAACGGCGGTTATTCACCCAGTGTCGCAGTGGGGCGCATGGAAGGGCATCCTCGGGAGCGACAAGGTTCCCGAGTCTGGCAATAACGAGATGAACGTTGCTGCTGACATGAACCTCAAGCAATGCCCGGTGCCGTTCTGGAGCGCCAGCACGACTAACTGGGGGATGCTTACAGACGCGGCCCGCCTTAAGCTGAAGGTCCGCAAGAAGCCCAAGAGCCGCACCTGGTATGACGAGCCTACCGAGGTTATTTATCACGGAACGAGCTCCCGGTGGGCGCGCGGCTGGAGCGATCCACGGGCTTACTATCACTCTAACGCCTAACGGGAGGGACTGACCAATGTACGGTACTTTCAACTTCCCGCACTTGCCGCACCAGGCATACACGGCCGGGGTTCGCCTTGGGCCGATGACAGTGGTTCCCGGTGGGGCGAATGTTCACTATCTGCGTTCAACCGGAGCTGCTGACTTCGATCCGCCGGAACTGGCGGGCCGCATTCATACAACTCTCAATGCGGCGTGTGGCCAGTGCCGCTCGGGGCGTGGTGACACCATCATCGCATTGGAAGGACACGCCGAGAACATCGCCAGTGCTGATCAGATATCTAATCTCGTCGCCGGCACTCAAATTATTGGGCGCGGATATGGGACCATGCGACCTACGTTCACATGGACGACGGCAACATCTACGTTTCTGCTCGATGTGGCCAACACGTCGATCGAGAACTGCGTGTTGAACATGGATCCTGGGACCGGAACGACAAATGTAGCGGCTCCGATCACGATCTCGGCCGCCGGCTGCCGGATTATCGGCAACACGATCCGAATGGGAACCGATTCAAACAGCAAGGTCACCATTGGGATCACGACCACCGCCGGTGCTGATGATTGCGAGATTTCAGGCAATCATATTTACGGAGCGACGGCGGCCGAGGCGACTACGTTTATTGAGCTTGTCGGGGCCGATCGTCTCAAGATGATTGGTAACTACATCGCCGGAGCTACGTCCTCGACTGGCGTTGGAATTGTTCGGCACGCCAATACGGCCAGTCTGGACATTTTCTTGGCATTCAACACGTATATTAATCGCAAGGCATCGTCGACGTGCGCCGTGACAGGGCTTGCAGCCGTGAGTGGTGTAAGCATCCGGGAAAACTTCCATTACCTGGACGACTCATCAAAGACAATGTGGCTCACCTCGCCCGGGATCATGGCGTTTTTCGAGGCGTTTGTTGTGAATCTCGCGGGCGAAAACGCGGTAATTGCGACCACCGTTTCGACCTAAGGAGCTGGACACATGGCATACGATGAGCTCTCAACGATATCGGCCTCGGACGCCGACGGCATACAGACCGATTTCGGCACACTGCTAAACCCAGCGGGTCGAGCGTTCTATGTTCACCACACGGCGGGTGGTCGACCCCATGATCCCCCTGGAATCAGGAACCGTACATTTAGCACTCTTAACGATGCACTTAGACAATGCGCATCGGGCAATGGTGACACGGTGTTCCTGCTGCCGGGTTATGCGGAGAACGTCGCCAGCGCTGATCAGATGTCAAACCTGGTCGCAGGGACAAATATCGTCGGCCTTGGAGCAGGGAACAATCGAGGAACGCTTACATGGACCTCGGCAACATCCTCGTTTTTGTTGGACGTGGCGAATGTCTCGATAAAAAACGTGATCCTGAATATGGACCCAGGGACTGGGACGACCACGGTAGCCGCGCCGATGACCATATCGGCGGCGGGGTGTTCGCTGGTCAACTGCAAGGTACGGACCGCGACCGACGCCAACAGTCTAACTACGGTGCCGTTGCTACTTACCGATGCGGCAGACGACTGCTCTCTTGTTAATTGTCGCTTTTTTGGGGCAACTGCCGGGGAGTGTACGACTCAGGTGGACATTGCCGGTGCCGATAATCTGCTGATCCAGGATTGCGTTTTTCACGCGGCGACCTCTTTGACTACGGTTGGCACCGTGCGCTTCAAGGCAACGGCGGCGACTAATATTTGTCTTCGTCGAAACGTATACATCAACAAGAAAGCCAGCAGCGCATGCGCCGTTACGGGCGTGGCCAGCGTGACCGGCTCATCGTATGACGAGCTGTTCTGCTACCTGGACAACACATCGACTACAATGTGGGTTACAAGCCCCGGGTTGATGCACTTCTTTAACCCGAGGACCAGCAACCTCGCGGGCGAGGCGGGCATGTTGTCGACGGTTGTTTCAACCTAATCTTAGGCCGGGTTAGCCTTGGCTGGCCCGGCCAGGATTTCACCGGAGGTTCACCTTGGCGTCGCCGCAAATTTACCAAACAGGGATCGGCGGGACGACCGGCGTAGCCCTAACTACCAGTGCCCCGCTCTATATGAGCGGAAACATTTGGTATGTTTCCTCAACCGCAACAGGGGCGGGCGATGCAGCGGCGCCTCGCGGGAAAGAGCGCATCCGACCGCTGGCCACACTGGCACAGGCGATCACTAACGCAGCGGCCAATGACATCATCGTCTGCCTTGCGTCGCACGCCGAAACGCTAACCGCGACTCAGGCCATTTCCACCGCTGGGCTCACAATCATCGGAGAGGGCTCCGGTTCTTCGCGGCCTAACTTCACACGCAATATCGCCGGCAATGGTCAGCTTTTCGATATCACCGGGGCTAAGGTGGTGCTCAATAACCTGTATTTCCCCGCCACCGTGACCACGGCGTCAACCGGGGCGATGGTGCGAACTGCCGGAGCGGGTACAGAGATCATAAATTGCTATTTTAATGCATCCACGCTGGACGACGGCGCAAGCGTCGAGACGATCACAGGTGCGAGCAGCGTTCGGATAATCAACACCACGTTCATCTCCACCGCAACGCTTCCCAGCGATCAGCCTGGGAGTGCAATTACCATCACCAATGCACTAACCGATCTGGAGATGGATACGGTCACCATTAGCGGCGGAACCAGCGGATGGGCTAATCCTTATGCATTTGTGGGCACGGGGGCAGTAACCCGCCTCCGAGGATCGCAGGTCCACCTGCTGCTTGACTCTGACGTAATCTTGGCGACGGGTACCACCGGATACATCAACCTAGGAAACACCAGTGGCTCGGCGCGGGTGGTGTGGACGGCATGAGTCGGTCTATTCCGCGCAACTATTACGGCGAAGCGCCACCGGGAGAGCGGCAGGTAGATTGCGACTATTGCGGTATCAAGTGGTATCGCTCGGAATTGCGTCGAGACGCGTCCGGGCTTCTCACTTGTCCTGATGAGGGCGATGGGCGAGATACGGTTACACTGGACCGGCTAAACACTCAAAGCGCAGCGCGAGCGCATCGCAAGCGGCCGGGAGGGTTCGACTGATGACGGTTAGCGCAACATCTGCCTTTGAGCTGACAGTGGCTCAGATTATCCGTCGGTCGTTTCAAATCGCCGGGTTGCTGGAGGCATCGCAGGAACCGCGCGACGATGACGCCTTGCTGGCGCGTGACCTGCTTAACGTCGAGCTCGACGAATTGCAGGCCGAGGGCATCTTGACCGGGACCGTGGAGTTTTCCACCAAGAGCCTTTCTGATGGCACGGCGTCTTACACGCTAGATGCCGATGCGATTGATGTATTCGTAGGTCCTGACAACGTGTGCGGAACTATCTTGCAGGCGTCAGGGACAACCGAAAGGCGGGTGGCGTTTATTAGTCGTCACGAGTACGCCTCAAAGGTGGACAAAACACTAAAATCGGTTCCGACACAGGTCTACATCGAGCGTCTGGCGTCAGTGAAGGCGTATTTTTGGCCGGCTCCTGACGCATCGATGACCTTCAAATATCAGAAGGTTCGACTAGCTCGCGATACCAATCCAACTAGCTCTACGCCGGATACGACCAGGCGGCGTCAGAAAGCGCTTATCTGGGCACTGGCCTACGACCTGTCGATGGCCAAGTCTAAGGGACTAGATCGCTGTCGGGAACTAAAGGGCGAGCGTGACCGATTAAAATTCATTGCCAAGGGGGATGACGTAGAGCGAGGCCACGGCCAGTTCTACGTTTCATACTAATGGCGTCGCTGATTGCGCCGCTTTGCTCGGGCTTCGCGTCCGCACCGTCAGGCAGCGCACTGATCTATCGCCGCGGAACCACCGTCGCGTCGACGCTGGTCTATTCTGATCCCGATGTCACCACAACCGTAACAACGCATACGCTGGACTCCTACGGCGCCGTTACTCGGTATGTTGCGGAATCCGTTGATATCGTATTGCGAGACGCGAGCGGGGCGACGGTCAAGTCATTCACATGGGATGATCACGCCGCAGTCGTAGAGGTACGTAATACGGGCTTCACCGGCACGCTGGCCGGCGGGGGCCAGGGGGCGGGCGGGCGGACAAACGTTGACACTGCACTAAGCAGCTTCTACACCAGCACCGGCGCACTTGACGGAAAGGCACTGGTCAACGGCGAGACGGTCACGATCCAGGCCGCGCTAGCGGGCCAGCTCTACAACGTGAAGCACTTCGGCGCTACGGGGGACGGTTCGACCGATGATACGACGGCAATTCAAGATTGCATCGACAAGGTAAAAGCAGATGGAGGGGGATGGGTATTTTTCCCAAAGGGGACCTACAAGATCACGGCTGCGCTAAGCATTGATGCGGCTGGTGTAAATGTCTGTGGCTCGGGGCGCGGTGTTGCGGTTATCAAGAACTTTGCCACCGCAGACAATGCAATAACCGTCAACCTTGGCTCGGCGGTCGATTCAAAGATTACAGTCTGCGATATCTCTATAACCTGCAATACTACTTCCAATTCGGCCGGCATCACGATTGTCAACGGTGATCGGACCGTCATCAAGCGATGCAACGTAGCACTGCACCGCCGGGGAATTGATGTCAGTGCGATAGCTGCTGGAAAAGTGGAAGACTGTATAGTCGAGTCTACTGATGACAATACGGCGGCGATCGGGATTAAGGGCGGCGCCAGGTCGCGCATTGTTGATTGCGAGGTTATTAGCGGGACCGTCAACGGCACCGGGATTTCAATGGGTGGTAACGACGCGGAGGTTAGAGGCTGCTATACTAGTAAGTTTGTCACCGGCGTATCGCTAGGAGGCAATCGATCGCGGGCAATTCGATGTTGGGCCACTGCTGCGACAACCGGCTTCGGGCTTGCGGCGTCTAACACGGAAGTAAGCGAGTGTCACTCCAGCGCCAACACAGATGGTTACGTCGTGTCGGCCAATAAGGATTCATGCCGCGTTTCGTGCTGCGACGCCGCCGACAATACGGGCACGGCTATAACCGTGCCATCTACCGCAACGCTGTTTCATGAATTCGGAAACAACTGGACAGGCACCGTCACCAATACGGCAAGCACGCCGCTTTCGCTGCCCTTTCGTTTGAACGAATACCGCCCGGCCGCCGGTACCACCAATACCGAGACGTTTACTCCGCTCGTCACTGAGGGCAGGTACATGCAGGTCATCGGACAGACTCATTCCGCCGGAAACGTGAGTCTTACCATCAATGCCACCGATACGGCGACGCTCGCCAAGGGTGACATGATGATATTGGTGATCTACAAAACCGGCGCCAATGCAATCAATCCTCTGACATGGAATGCGCAATATACCGAGGAAGATGGCGGTGTTTTAACAACGCCAACGTCCGTCAACAGTCAAATCGCAGTAACGCTGTTCTTCCGCTGGAATGGAACCGCATGGAGGCGCGCTCTCGTGAGCGTGGCGACGGCGCTTTAATGCCAACGGCGCCGATCATATTTGGCGATGTTCAGGAATCCGGCGATCAGCAGCTTGCCGGGGCATCTCCACTAGCCGTCAACGTGCTGACCGACGGTAAGGGCGCGGTTCGTCGTCGTCCTGGAATCTCAGCCTGGAGCGGCTTTCCGTCCACCGCACCGGAGGCGACTGATATCGAAGGCATTCACGCTTTCGAGGGTGATATCTATTACGTCACTGATACCCGCAAGGTCTATAAGATCGACCCTTCCCTTGCCGTGTCCACGGCGCTTAGCACTGCCGCCTTGAGCACGCGGCTTTCTGGATCAGGTCGCCCCACATTCGCCGCTTCTAAATTTCGACTCGTCATCGCGGGTGGCCTGGAACCCCAGAAAGTAGAGCCGGGCGCCACCGCTGCCGCGCGTCTCGGCGGCTCTCCGCCCTATTCAAATCAGGTTGCCGCACTGAGCGCCAGGCTCTTTTCTGATGACAGGACATCCTCGGCGACCATCGGTCAGATTCGTTTTTCTGAAACCGGCACCGCCGGAGAGGAAACATGGGACGCGCTAAACTATGCCGAGGCAGAGGGAAGGCCGGATGGTGTAATAACTCTTCGGGAGAATGGTAATGAGCTGTGGGCATTCGGGGACAATACGCTGCAGATATTCAGCGCTGATCCCGTTGCGGTCATAGCACCCGGCCGCACACAGAACATTGGATGTGCAGCCGCATCATCGGTCATTTTGTTTGATGAGTCTTTCGCGTGGCTGGACAATCACCGGCGTTTTGTCGTTTCCGACGGGCGCGGGTATCAGGAGATCAGTGCGCCCATTGCAGGCACCATTGACGCCATCGCCACGGCATCGGACTGCTTTGGATTTCGGGTAGACATCGATCAGTTTGATTGCCTGGTCTGGGTGTTTCCAACCGATGGTCGAGCGTTTTGCTATGCGGGCGGGGGCTGGTCGCAGTGGCAGGGATGGACAAATAACCAGGGCTACACGACGTTTCCCGCCAAATCGCACTATTTCTTTGATGCCAGCAACCTGCACTTAGTTGGGCTGGCCAGTGGCAAGATCGCAAAGATCGATGTGGGCGCTACTGATGACATGGGCGACCTGCTTAAAGCCGAGGTGCGAACCGGCTTTGTCAATCGCGGGACCGACGCATGGAAGGATTGCCATGCCGTCCGCCTGATATGCAAACGCGGTGCTACAGCCATAACAGCGCCAATAATGCGACTCTCCTGGAGAGATGACCTTGGAGACTTTTGCAGCCCCATTAACGTATCCCTTGGAACGTCTGGACAATATGTTCATACGGAGGAGCTGCGCGGACTCGGAACGTATCGCAGCCGGCAATGGAAGGTTGAAATGACAGACGCTGCGGATTGGATATTGGCTCGCGTCGAAGAGGATTATGCGATTTCGGAGGGTAACTAAATATGGCCAGTGAATATTTTGCGCCCGTAGGAACTGGGGCACTCACGGGCGCGGGCACCGGCGCGGCTATCGGCAGCGTTGTTCCTGGCGTTGGCACGGCAGTTGGAGCTGGCCTGGGCGCCGTTATCGGCGGGCTTGGAGGGTATTTCACTGCCAAGGGCAATAAGGCGGCCAGCGGCGCCCTGGCGCAGTCTCGCGTCGATCTGCAAGCGCTCGCTCGCAGTCAACATGCCCAGCGCATGCGGGACCTGCAGCGCACCATGTCTTACTTTCAGCCAATTAACGACCGGCTGGCCAGGCTCTATGGACAGGGGGCCGTGCCGCAGCCGCAGCAATTCTTTACACCTCCTCCGCTGCCGCCGGGGAGGCGCTGATGGCGATAAACCTTAACACCGGGGCTGCTCCGGCACCGATCAATCCGGCAACGGGTAAGCCATATACTTACGTGGACCCGAAAACCGGCAAGGGCTACGTAATGGGAACTAATCCACAACCTCCGGTTAACGTGGGCGGACCCCGGGGCGTGCCGCGCCCGAGTACTCCTGGATCTGGTCCTGCTCCAATAGCTGGTCCCGCGACCGCCGGCGCCGGGTCTCCCGATGGGCTCCTGAATGTACCAGGCACAGGCGAAAAGTGGTACGAGCAGAATAAGGGGCGTTTCGGACCAAGGCCAACGCGCGCATCGACCTACTGGGAAGGAATTCAGGGCTATTTTAATGAACCTCGCGACCTGAAACGCCGCGCGCCGCAGGGCACGCAATCAGCGTGGGGAGCGTCATTCCCGCAACTTAGCAACACTGGCGCGGGCGTTACTGGAGCGCGCCGGGCGTCCGATACGATGCAACGGGGTCCGGGTGCCGCCGAAAACAACTACTTCAACGCGCAGAGAAACCTGGCAGGCATCGACTACGGCAACCGCGCGATTACCGATGTCACCCAGCGCCTGGCCGGCGCCGGTAACACTCTTGACTATTTCAGGAGCGATCCCTTCCAGGGGACGATCAGAGACAATCCGGTCGACCAGGAATACGGCTATTTCTCGGAGGGGCTGCGTGGTCCTAGTTATTCCGAGCAGATTTACGAGACTGGCGCGGGCGGGTTGATTGATCCCTATGCCCGAGCGCAAGAAAAGCAAACTCGCCAGATTCGGAACGCCGCGGCCGCGCGTGGGATGTTTAACACTGGAGCGTCGATGCGTCTCGAAGAGGAGCTCGCGGCAGACATCGGAGCGGCCGAGGCACGAGATCGCATCGCACTGGCCGATCAGGCCGATAGGCAACGCCTCGCCCGCACGGGGGCCGCTCAATCATTCATTGGCTCAGTTGCCGGCGAAGGACGAGCTCGCGCCGGGCTAGGACTGGAAGGTGCAAGGGCGTCCGACGAGTCGGAGCGACAAAATGCGCTTGCCGCGCTGCAGGCGTATCAACTGGCCAGCCAGGAGGGGCTGGGGAAGGTTGGGCTAGAAACATCGGCGGCCCAGATTGCCCAGCAGAATGAAATTGATCGGCTGTTCAAGAGCGGCCAGCTTGGTCTGGACGCCGATCGGGGCGACCTGGCGCGCATCGATACGATGTTCCGGGGAGCGGGCCAGCTCGATGAGCGCGAGCGCTTGGCCGACTTGGAGGAAACCGACAGGCGTCGCGAACAAACCGAGCGGTTCCGCACGGGAGCTGATATCGGACTAAGTATTGATAAGGATGAACAGGAGCGCCTGCTTAATGAGGCGACCGCCGCATATCATCAGCAAAGTGTGTTTCAGGACCGTGAGCGGGGTGGGTTACAGGACATTCTTACCGCGATGCGACCCCAGATTGATGCGGTTATGGCGGGACTGGACACGGCCAGCCGGGAGCAGTTGCAGATTAAACTGATGGAAATTCAGGCGTTAGTTTCAAGCGGCGCGTTGACGCAGATGCAGGCCAATCAGCAGATCGAAACTATCCTGACATCGTTCGCAACAATGATAAGGGCCAGGGGCGCGTGATCGACTACAGCGCATATTTCCAGCCAACGCCCCAAGGCGGGACGACCCGAGGGCTTACGACCCTGGGAGACGCGCTCGATGCGGTAATGATGCGTCGGCATGACATGGCAAAGCAGCAGGCGGCGAATGCTGCACGGCTGGAAGAACAGCGATTGCAGGGCGAAACCACACTGGCAGTCAACGCTGCCAATGCTGCCAGGGCACAGGCCGAGGCCAATAGGCGCGCTGAAGAAGCGAAGGAGAAGGCCGCGCGAGAATCTCTACCTGGTGTGTACGATGCCATTGAAGGCGGTAACGTTCTCAGGGCAGAAGGGCTAGCAAGCGCTGCCGGGATAGGACTAGGGCGCGTGCCGCGTGTGCCGGAGCCGGTTGGTGCCATTCCGGAGCCTACCGCTGAGTTTGGCACGCCGGATTATGCAAGTCAGGCAAATCAGCAGGACATGGAGCAACTACGCCGTGAAGAGAATCGCGGCGAGGCGGCGCGATGGGCTGATGTGCGAGATCCGATGTTTGCGATCACCCTGCCAAGTGGAAGGAGAGTGACTTATGGCCGTGGGGCCGCGCGAGAAGCGGCGGCGGCGCAAGCCAGGGATATAGCATCGGATTGGGGTCGGGAATTTCAGGACGAGGCGAAAACGTCACCGCATGCGCAGAAGGCATACGACTACACCCTGCGCGCTGGACAAAGCGGCCAGCATGGCAAGGCCGATCTGACGAAGATATTTAACGAACGACGGCAGTTTCTGGAGGGGGAGGAGGGGAGAAGCTCGCGGTACACGCCCCCCGGCGACAGCGGTCCGGTTGAAGACCGACTAGAGCGCCGCCTTGATATATCAACCGCAGCCGAGGCGCGCGGGTTGCTTTCGGCTATTCAGACTAAGGCGGATTACACGAATCAACTAAATTCCTATCGCGCGTCCGAAGCTATGCTTGCGGACCTGAAGTCAGATAACCCGGCTTCACAGCGAGCCGCGCTCGGCGTGTGGGCAAAGGAGAAAAGCGGACCCGGCGCTGTTCAGCAGACAGAGCGAAATGAGTTTGTCAACGTCATCGGCGGCTATGGCGAACAGTTCAAGAAATCAGCCATGGCCTGGCTTGCCGGCGGCAAGGTACCCGAGGGTCAGCTGAAATATTTTACCGATGCCATCGAGCAGATCGAATCGAAGCGTAAGCAACGCATATTGAAGTCTATTCAAAGGCAGGTTAGGGGTGCGTTTTCCAAGCACCCTGTACCCGCCATGAGAGACTATGCGGACTGGGCAATAAGTCAGATCGAACTGGGCGAAGATGAAGATGAAGCGGCGGCGTCGCTAGAGCGCGCCAGGGAGTTGCGGACGAAGAGGGCCGGTGCTCCATGATCGTTCAGAACATCGGGTGCTCCCACGCCCACCGCGCAATACTAATCGCAAGCCAGGCCGCTGCAGCCGAGCATGTAACCACCATCACTGTTCCGGCGATGTACCACATCGGGCCTAGTTCACATGGCGCCTTCTTGGCATCTATCAGTGCCTGGACAGCGCCCATTAGATTAGCGTGCTCTTCATCGTCTACGGACAATCGCATGCTTCCCATAGTGTCACATCCCGAAACGGGGGGAAAGCCCCGTCAATGCGTTAGGGTGGTGTATGGGCGCGCGTGACGAAGCAATAGCTCTATGGACCGAGTTTCTTAGCGATCCAGAGCATCGGCAACAGGCCGAGGTTGAGCTGCGCGCACTAGGTGCAAACGTGCCCAGGGCAGAGACGCCCGAGCCGTCCGCGTGGGAAAAAATCAAAGGTGGAGCCGAGAGTGCGACGCGCACCGTTGGCGGTTTCATGGAGGGCGTTAATCGCAAGGCCAGCATGGGCGCTATTCCGGCCATCGAGCGCGCGCTGGGCGTGCGTAAGTACAGTGAAGCGCTGGCTGCGGAGTCTCCGACTGCGAATGCGCTGGGCGAGGGGACGGGGTTGGGGCTCGCCGCTATCGCCACCAGGGGGGGGTCGCTCGCCGCCCCCGCGATTACGACCGCGCCCAAGATACTGCCGCAACTCTTCGCCTCTCCAGCCGGCGTCACCCAAAGGGCCGTGGACATGGCGGTACACAAAATGGCTCCGTGGCTCGCCAAGAAACTCGCCACGTCCGCGCCCGCGCGTGTCACAAGCGCCGCACTGACGAACGTAGGCGCGGGAGCGGCCACCGAGGGCATCGAAGCCCGCCTTATGGATCAACCGGTAGGCCCCGCTATGAAACGCGGGGCGACATGGGGCGGCTTGCTCGGCGGCGGCTCCTCTGCCGCAGGCGAATTGATGGAGGCTGTCGGCGGGCCAGTGGCGCGTAGTATTCGCGGCTCCAACACGCCCACCGGGGAAGATATTAGGGTTCTTGAAGAAGTGGGCGCATCGCCGTCTCCGTTGCCCTTCCGGCCGGTGAGTAACGCGCCATCAAAGCGTTTAGGCGTTCGCCCAACCTCGCGCGGGAGGGGCCGCGTCGCCGAAGAGGGGGCGCGACAACTCGAAGATGAGCTAATTATACGCGAACGCATCAACAGCCAGCGCTTGCGCGAAGAGCTGCCGCGCGCCATCGAAAGACAAGGCGATCGGTTAGTCGACATGGATCCGCTAATCGCCCACGTTGACGCCGAGCTGGCCAGCCCCCGCAACCAAGCGCTTCCCAGCGTGATCAGTGGATTAACCCGTGTCCGCGATATGTTGACCAGTGGGCCGCGCAGCGCCGCCAGTCTCAACGCGATCCGGGATGCGATGGATGACATCAGCAAGATCGCTGCCGCCGGCACCGATATAAACATTAAAAACCTGCCGTTTCAGCGCCTTGCCAACGAGATGCGCGCCACCGTGCGCAGCGAAGCTCCCGCAATTGGGCTCGCGAATCGTCGCTATTCAGCGGTCAGGGCTAAATCCGACCTGATGCGCGAACGGATGAAATCTCCGGCAGACGAGGAAAACTTGGCAATGCAGATCGCTGGCTTGGGAGAAGAGGGCTCGAAGGTATCGGGCCGGAATGAGCCGCGCATGGAAGAGTTGCGGCGGCAGTTCCCGACTTCAGAGCGATTAAGAGCGGCGGACGTAAGCGCGGCATTTGACCGACCGCGGGCGCTACTTGCCGAGGAACGATTACAATTAAAGCGCCTTCCGCGCATTGGCGGCGGGGGCGGAGACGCGCTGAACTTCGCCGAGCCGCTTGTAGCTCGCGGCGTGTATCCCGCTGCAAGGGAGATGGAATTTGGAGGCGGTGTGCTTCGCGGCGTGTATCCCACCGCAGAGGGTGCGAGCGTCACGAGAAACCTACCGTGGTTCCTGTTCGCCGACCCGCTGGATGCACTAACCTTTGGGCGTAAGGAGAAATGAAAATGATCGGACCTACTCAAGAATCTATTCGCTGCGCGCCGCCCTCTGCTCCAGCATCCGGAGCTGCGGTTAACCTGTTCCATTCTATCAATGCGTTCGGCGCCAAGCAGATGCGAACCCTTGGCGTGGACATGATCGAGGTGACTTTTCTGAACATCAGTCACGCATCCGGCACCAGCGGCTTCAAAGCATATACGTCTACCGACGGATCCACCTGGGTTGAAAACGACATGAAGGACGACGGAGGCACGGCAACCATGCCCGTTACCGTCGGCGCCACGGAAGACCCAAAGACATTCCGATTCGTCACCTCTCCATTCGACGACTTCAAACTCGAATATACCAACAGCGCCGCCACGCTGACCGCCTGGAGTATCACGGTTGTAGCCCACACCTATGCGTTGGCGGTGCAACGGTGAGCCGATTTCCCCCGTTAAATACATTTCCCGATGTGACCATTACTGACGATCTGGTCGTCGGCGACGATGCAACCATCAACGATGACCTCCTGGTCAGCGGCGATCTCACCGTTACCGGGACAGCCACCGTGGGCGGGAGCGCCGTTGTAACCGCTGCAACTACCGCCGGCGGCGACCTCGGCGGCACGTATCCCAACCCTACCGTGGATCTGAACACCGGCAGGGCTGGCGGACAGACCATCAACGGTGGTGTCGCGGCGAGCGAAACCCTTGTCATACAAAGCACGGCGCACGCCACGCAGGGGGCCGTGACCATAAAGGCTTCGCAGGCGCTCATCGACGGGGCCGGGCTGGTATCCGCGCCCGCAATTGCCTTTGCCTCAGATCCCGACACTGGAATTTATCTGCCCACCGGCGGCACGGGCCGAATAGGGCTTGCTTCCGACGGGGTGGAGATATTCCGCGTGATGGGCGGTGTCAACTGGGGCGTCGCATTCGGCGCACCGGACATATACGGTGCCACGGGCGTCACCGGAAGGACCGACGCATCGATCCTTACCGTTCACGGCGGCTCCGTGGGGACGCTGCTGGGGATGCGCATCGTCGCCGACGATTCGTTTACGGCTACCTCGGGTAGCCAGGTTGGGTTACTGGTCGATTACGACGCTGACCTTGGATCGGCTGCCCCGCGCGGGTTCGCGCCAACGTCAGGCACGGCGACGTTTCGCGCGTTTAACCTAAACTATCGAATCAACCAGACCGGCGGCGCGAACGGCAACGTCACGGGACTGTTTCTGAACGTAGTGGAAACCGCAGTCGGCGGTACGCACAATCTCGCAGACCTCCGCGTGGGCAACACGACCAAGTTCCTGGTCGGGTCCGCTGGAAACTTAGGACTCGGCACCGCCACGCCCAACATCGGCGGCAACGGGCTTGCTGCTACGATTAGCTCCGGCACTGCCGGCGCGCTAAATCCCGCACGGCTTGAGCTACAAGGTTCCAGGGTCGCCGATGGAACGTTCGCGGTGGTCGACGGTTACCACCAGGCTAACCGCGTTGGTCGAGTTGCATTCCTTCGAGATGGCGCCGACAATAGCGGCTCACTCGCGCTGCTAACGGCGAATGCGGGCGCGCTTGGCCAGTGGGTTACGATTTCCGCCACCGGGGCAACAACGCTAGGCGGGCAGGTCGTGTCTGGCGACTCAATAAGTGCCGGTAACCTAACCCTGTCCAGCACCACGCACGCTACCAAGGGGAAGATTTTCCTCGGCAGCGCGGCAACATCGGCATTCGTCGAGACGACGGATGATCTTGGAGTCGGCACTGCCACGCCTAACATTGGCGGCGACGGACGAGCGATCACGCTATCCGTGGGCACGTCCGGACACCTAAATCCCGCCCGCCTGGAATTGCAGGGCTCGCGTACCTCGGCGGGCGCTTTTGCGGTATTCGACGCTTATCACCCCGTTTCTGCCGTGTTGACCCGCGTCGGCCGGATGGCATTTCGACGAGAAGACGCCGACAATTCCAGCTCGTGGGGCGTATTCGTCATGAACGCGGGCTCTTTAACCGAGCACGTCCGCCTACTAAAGACGGGCGACCTTGGCGTCGGCACGACCGCGCCGAATGCAACTGCTTGGGGTCGCGCGATAACAGTAAGCGCGGGCGTGGCTGGCGATGTGGACGCCGCGATTGAGGTACAGGGCGCGCGGACCACTAACGCGGCATTCGGGCATTTGGCTTTTCTTCACAAGGCCAACCTGGTTGCACGGATTACTGGACTCCGGGCGAATAGCTCGGACACGAGCGCGGACATGGCGTTCTTCACCGGCAACGCTGGAGCCCCTGTGGAGCACCTGCGATTGCTATATACCGGCGTCCTGAAGCTCGGGTCTGCAATGATCACCGCCAACTCAACCGGCACCGTGACCACCGGCAGTCTAGCGCCCGTAAACGTCGACGTAAAAGCCTGGCTCACAATGCAAGATAACAGCGGCAACACCCGATATCTGCCATTGTACGGTGCGGTATAGTTAAGGAGAATTCATATGATCGCTCTAACAGCATCCGTCACTGTTCCCAACATCACTCGAATCAAACTCGCGCGATCACCGTCGTTCGCGGAAGGCGCTACGATTTTGGAGTTCGAGGTACTGTCAAGCGCCGCTAATAACCGCTCCAAGCGCTACACCGTGGTCGTCCGCAACGGCGGCGGCGATGGCGTCGAGCTGTCAGATACATTAATGGTGAATCCCGCGCCGCGCGGATTCGGCGACGGGCTCATGGTTTCCAGCGCTTCCCTTGATCTCAGCGGCGGGTCCGACCAGGTAGAGGCCGCATATCGGACGGGCGCCAGTCGAGGCGCTGCGGTTCGAGCGGTTGAGCAAAAATGCCTCGACCTGGGAATCCTACACAGCAGCCTGGCCGGGACGGTGAGCTAATGGAGGAGTCGGAGATGAGGACGGTTATCGACAACTGCACCGCGTGCAGCGACCGCTTGGCGGCAGGTGGCCGCGTGGTGGACGCGGGCGTGGTGTTGATGGCAGTGCAGGGCCTTAAGGCGCTGTGGACGAAGTTACACCCACCTCAGGCAGCGGAAACTCCGGCGACAACTACCACGGTGGAATGATGTCACGCACTGATGGCATTATCATTAATGGCATCACCGCTGATGACATCAGCGAAATTCATCATCTCCGACGCGACGTAAACGAGCTGCGAGAGCGAGAGCGCGGCGCCGCGAAGCAGTTCGGCGACCTGGCCTCCGACCTTCACTCGGTGCTCGCCGACCTGGCCGCCGTGAAGCAGTGGCAAGCCACTTGGGGGTTCATTCTCGGCGGAGGAATCCTCGCGGTGTTCGCGGCGGTGCTGTCACTGATCGTAAGGAGGTGATCCATGGAATGGAACGGTAAAACAATAGGGACCGTTGCATTGGGAATTCTATGCATCGTCGGCGGCGGCGCGGTTTCCAAGTACCTATCCATTGAAAGCGGCACTGCGCTAATCGGATTCGGCGGGTTCATCCTGGGCATGCTTCGCACGCCACCCGCGTTTTCGCAGCCCCCGGTGCTGAAAGACGACACGGGGCACAAGTGAAAACCGCGCACTTCGCGGTCGATGAATGGGAGTCGAAGCACCCGCTCGCGAAACCCTACCCGGCCGAATGGATCGAAGACCGCTGGAGGCCACTGGCCGAGACGTTAGAGATAATCCGCGGTGCCGTCGGCGTGACCATCAGCGTGACCCCTAACGGCGGTTATCGTTCCCCCGCACATAACAAGGCTATCGGCGGGCGTCAGTTTTCGCAACACATGCAGGGACGCGCCGCCGATATCAAGGCCGGTGGCGCCGTCTCTGCCGAGAAATTACACGCGACGATTGCGCGGCTTTGGGCTAACGGTAAGTTGCCGCGCCTGGGTGGGCTGGGGCTCTATCCGACGTTCGTACACGTCGACGTGCGCGCGAATGCGATGGGAACAAAGCTGGCGCAGTGGAACGAAGCGAAAACATCAAAGCAGCTTGCGTGAAGCACTCCCGCGAAATTATGGTCCCCCGGTGGATCGCCCGCCCCTGGTCGTGGCTGTGGTCGAAAATCAGCGGCTATCGCGTCGACGCCATCACGATCGGATACTGGCGCTACTATCTCACGCCGAATCCGTCAGACGCCATTCGTCGCCACGAACTGGAACACGTCCACCAAGCCGTCGAGCTGGGCCTGCTGCGATACTGGTACGAGTACACGGTAGAATCGTTAACCGTCGGCGTGTGGGACAATCGATTCGAGAAGGCCGCGAGGAAAGCGTCGGGCCAGGACTAGGGCATTGCCAGCGCGGTACATGTCGCGTACCATGCACAGGCATGGACGCCGCCGCGAGATTATCCCGCAACCTTAAGATCGGACGCTTCCGGGTGGCAAATCACCCCCTGCCCAACGCTCTGTACGCGCGTGGGCTGACCGTTACCGCGTGGGCTAAGGCCAACGGTCTAACACGCGAAAAGGTCCGTTCCTGGTATCTCCTGGGGGCCGGCGGCCGGCGTATACCGGGACTGTGGGCCACGCGCTTGTTGCGGGACATGCAGATACCTATGTCGGTCTGGCCCCACGGAGTCAAATAAACCGACCTCAGTGTTCACGGTACGATTTATCTTGACCAATTTCGTACCGTGGTCCATAAACGATGAACATGACTAACACGCGGGAATGTCCGGAATGCGATGCGTTTGGGTGCTTGGACCAGGACACGATCTGCCGCAAGTGTCGCGGCAGTGGAATGGTAATTTGTGAGGCGTGCAGCGACCGCGACGTGCTGGCCACGTTTTTCGACGATGCGCATGATGCGGCCTGGTGCCTGGCCTGTGAAACAGCGGCGCGGAATGAGGATCGGGGGGCGCGGCCACTGACGGCGGGGGATGCGGACTGTACGGAGGCTGTATGACCTACGAAGAATTGCGCTCGTGGTGCCACGGAGAGATGCGCGCTGCGTGCGACACCGCCATCCACAAGCGAGCCGCCGCCATCCTGAAACTTCTCGACGTGGCGACAATGCCACCGTGGCTGGCCGATGCAGCCGAGGCCCTCGGCGAGGTTCGCCCGGAGGACGGCGCTCCGCTTGCGCTCAACTGGACGCAGGTAATCGCTGCCATCCACGATCTGCGGGAGGAGCGCGACGACTGGAAATTGCGGGCCGAGCAGGCCGCCTACCACCACGACTGCTGCCAGAACAGGAGCCACCCATGAACCAAAACAGCAAACCAGCGATGAGCCCGCGTAGTAGCCGAATAACCCTGGCTGCGATCACGCTGATACGACGCGCCGGAAGATCCGATCTATGGGACTGGGCGATCCACTATAACGGTCAATACAGCCACGGAGAGGCCCCGACGCGCGCACTGGCCTGGCTGGAGGCAACGGGCGCAGCTCTCCCGGCGATGCGCTCGGAAGACGACGTGGAGGTAACGCCATGACTCGCGCCGAGGTCGCCGCGTGCAAGTCATTAGTGTGGGCGCTGGAGCGGCTAACTGCCGATGACACGCATCGCATTCACACATACGCATCAGCCACGGCGCTGCCTCATTCGTGGTGTTCGCGGTGCTCGGCCGAGCTGGCCGGGGAGATCAATGTCTGCAACGGGTGCCGAAGAGAAATTTGTAACGACTGCCTGAGGGGAGAGCGACGATAATGCCTGACTATAGATCGATGTTTGATTGCGACTGGGTGAGAGCGTGGGACCTCGGGGGCAAGCCCATCACCGTGACCATTACGAAGGTTGAGGCGGGCGTCCTCGAAGATCCACGGCGAAAGAAAAAAGACAAGAAACCGATCGTCTGGTTCCAGGGCGCGAAAAAGCCGCTGGCACTGAATCGCACCAACAGCAAAACGATCGCCACGCTGTACGGTAACAACACCGAGGCATGGATCGGCAAGGCCATTACGATCTATCCGACTCGGACACAGTTCGGGAGCGAGGAAGTAGATTGTGTAAGAATCAAGCCCGAGGTGCCGAAGGGCAAGGCGGTTGACATGCCTAACCCCGAGCCGCCCGTTGCGCCTGCTGAACCGGGGGCGGCTGTCTAATGCATGCTTATCCGTTTCACGCACTTGAGACCACGAAGCTCGGATGGTCCCACTTGCCCGAGTCAAGCATGAACACTGAAGCCTCTCCCCGAATGGTTGTGTGGTTTTCCTGTGGCGCGGCGTCCGCCGTGGCCGCGAAACTGGCAGTTGAGAAGTATGGCGACCGTTGCGAGGTTGTGTACTGCGACACGATGGCGACGGAGCACCCTGACAACCAGCGATTCTTTAACGATGTTCAGATGTGGATAGGTTGCCCCATAAAAATGATCCGATCCGAGAAGTACGGAACCATTGACGATGTGTTCGAGCGCGCGCGGTATATGTCTGGGATTGCAGGCGCTCGTTGCACGACTGAATTGAAAAAGCTGCCCCGTGTCGCCTATCAACGCGAATCGGATACACACATTTTTGGATACACCTTGGGTGAAGAAAAGAGGGCGGCATCCTTTGAGGACAACAATCGGTCCCTGCACGTCGAGTGGATTTTGATTGAACAAGGCGTCAGCAAAGACAAGTGCCTGGAACTGTTGTCCACCGCTGGGATCAATCTCCCGGCCATGTACGCTCTCGGGTTCGATCACAACAACTGCCTTGGTTGTGTAAAGGCCACGAGTCCCGGCTACTGGAATCGTGTTCGCAGGCACTTCCCTGAAACGTTCGCCAAGCGAGCTATGCAGTCCAAGAATCTTGGGATACGGCTGGTGCGCATCAAAAACGTTCGCCGTTTCCTTGAAGAACTGCCACCCGACGCCGACGCGCCGGACGATGACATTGAATGTGGGCCTGTTTGTCAGACCCCTGCAACGGAATCGGAGGGAGCGTAAATGTCCACCGATCTCCCGTTTCCCAGGAGCCTCCCGGTGCGCTTTCATCATCTCAAGGCAATGGGCAGGTCCGCCGCGCACGCGCGCCTGGTTATGGATCGCGAGGAATCCGAGGCGCAGGAAGATCGGGTGCCAGTCCTTCAGCGTGGCACTGCCGTGCATTCGCTGGTGCTAGGCGTTGGTAAGCGAATCGTCGCTTATCCCGGTGCCGTTCGACGCGGCAAGAAATGGAATGCGTTCGCGGCGGCGAATAGCGACGCGGAGATTCTGACCAGCACTGAATACGAGAAATCTAACCGCATGGCCGAGTCGGTGGCTGGTAACAAAATGGCCATGGAGGTGTTAAAGGGACAACGCGAGACTTCGATAACCTGGAAATTTCTACACCGTGACTGCCGCGCCACGCCCGACGTGGCCGATTACAGTGGTTACGTCACCGAGCTAAAAACGTGCGCGACTTCCGAGCCGTTTCGTTTTACCGGACAGGCACTGCGCTACGGCTACCATGGACAACTGGCGTGGCAGATGGACGGCGTGATAGCATCTGGACTGGGTAAGCCCACCGCCGCTTTCATTGTCGCCGTCGAGTCATCCGCGCCATATCCGGTAACGGTCCTGCGCCTGACTGAGCGGGCACTCGAAAAGGGTAGGGGGCTTTACTCCCTTTGGCTGGAGCGCTTGCTGACATGCGAGCGGGATAACCTGTGGCCGGGGTACTGCGAAAGCGTAGTTGAGATGGACGTTCCCGATGAGCTGGAATTGACATTCGCGGAGGACGTAGAGACATGAAAACGCGAACCAAGATTCAGCGTCTCTCAAAGGCAGAGCGTGGGCGCTTCGAGGAATGGAAACAGCGATGGATCCGCATCGGCCTTTGCACCGACCCGGCCGATCGCCCGACGTTTGAGCGAGCAGTGGCTGATTGCTACCGCGCCGCCGGCCTGGAACCGCCGAAGCGTATCGTGTGGGTGCAATCGCCGATTGTAGCAACGCTGGCGGGTCCGATTGCGATGGCCATTATGGGCGCTGATGGCGCGCTTGGCGCGGTT